AATTAGATTGTTTAATTATTCAAATAAAAGATATTAATACAAGTGATGAAAGTTACTTTCATAATTTTCAAGGAAAGAAAATAAATTTTGTATTAACATTTGAATGTGACAAAGAGTAATATAAAAAGATGAAATTTTATGTTTATATTATACATTTGTTGTTATTATATTATAATAACAATAATAACAATGAGTTCTACTAAACCTCCCATAAAGTCTATGTCGCTTCGAGAGCATAAAATGAAAGTAATAGATATAATTATAGATATGTATCCAGAATTAAAAAAAAGCAAAGATGAAATAGTTGCTCATGTATTCGATAAAAATAATTATATTAATAAATATATATTTACTAAATATATACACAATAATAAAGATTTGTATGTTGATCCATATGGATTAATATTAGATAAATATTTGGTATTTAATGGCTTTCTTGTTGATGGAAAATACTATATTTTAGATGATGATTATGATAATATTAATATTCACGAGTTGGATAAACTTATGAAAAATTAATTTAATATAAAATATTTTCTCTTTTTTTTATTATATGGAGGATAATAATAATGTTTGTCTTAACACTGATAAAATCGATAGTATAAGCACTGAAAAGGTTGAATCAAAAAAAATAGAAGATAAGAAGTGTGCTCCTGGTTTAAAATATGAAGCAGGATCCTGTATAACATTACCTGTATTAGTTGAAATGGTTAAAGCATATAATAAAGCAAATCAAGATAAACAAATTAGATTATCATGTAAAAAAGAAGTGTTACATCCAAGAAGATATAAAAAATATTTATTAAAAAAAATAGGAGAAGTAAGTAAACAATGTAATAGTCAAGTATGTTGGACACAACAAGATTTTATAAAACATATGAATGAAACAATGAAATTACAATTAGAAAAGTTTACTTTAAGACCAGAAGGTCCAGCTGGACAATTTAAATGGTTAAACACTTTTGATATTAATCAAGTAATGGAGCAATATGAACCAATAAATAAAAAATTTTTATTTTTAGGAGCAGTACCTATGGACTTTGAAGAAATAAAATATAAAGGTGTTGCCGATCTTGATTTAAATGATGCTGTTAACAACGATAAAAATACTAAATTTGGTATTATATATAATTTAGATGATCACGATCAATCTGGATCACATTGGGTTGCAGGATTTATGGATATGGAAGATGGTAGAATATATTATTATGATTCTTATGGAACAGCTCCAGAAAAAAGAGTAGTCGCTTTAATGGATAAATTTAGTAAATTCTATGAAAAAAATACAGGTAAAAAAAGTGATGTAAGATATAATAGTAAAAGACATCAATTTGGTAATTCAGAATGTGGTGTATTCTCAATTAATTTTATATTAAATATGTTACAAGATAAAGATTTTGATGAAATAATTGAAAAAGGACCAAATGATAAAGAAGTAAATAAATTAAGAAGAGAATTTTTCAGAAACACTAATTTTTAACTCTAAAAGATTTCTTCAAATTCTGTAAATAGTTCATTAAGTTTATCTTCTAGTATATTTTTTTTAGTTATTTCTTTTAATTTACTATTCCAACTAGTCATAAAATTAACTATTTTTTTAGTTAACTTGTCTTTATTAGTTAACTTGTCTGATTCATGTAGTTTATTTATAAAAGCAAAAATAATCTTGTTTCGTAATGGTTCAAGATTATAATCTTTGTCTCCTATAGATGTTGCATCTACAAATCCTAAAAACATGTCTTTGTAATCTTGTTTTGATCTGATAAGAGTAATATCATCCCACATTTTTTCATACTTGTGTTTATTATCTTCAAACCACTGTTTATTTCTTTGAATAGTAACGTTGTGGCCTACTTTTAGATACCACCATACTGTACGATCATATGAATAAGTAGGATGAGTTTCTGGTATTTTTTTTAATGTTTCTTCTACCCATTCATCGCATTCTTCTGGTGTCATTTCTATTCTAGGTGGATGAATAAATTGAGCATATTCATGAATAACATTTAGATAATTTGGATCTTTATGAGGTACTATTTTATCTGATGGTAGTAGTTGTACTAAACAACCTTTCTCAAATGATGTTGTTTTTGATCTAAATGGTTCTGATTTACAAGTGTCTGCAATAAATAGATCACGATTCGGATATTCGCAAATAGTACATTGCCAAAAGTCACACTCATCGAGATCACAACATTCCATTTGTAATTGTGTTTGATCCCAATAATATATAGGACAAATATCTCCTTTGATTTCTCCTGTTGTACAAATTTGACGTCGTAGTGGTACTTTAATTTCTAACATACGACCAACTAATTCTGTTAAATGCACCATATCGTTTTTATATGGTGTAACTATTCCGTCAGGCGATGCACCAATACAAGTAACTGTTTCGTGAGGGACCATGCCAAATTCATGAACATGAACATTCATTCTGTACTCATAGATTAGTTTCGCAATATCTTCATGTTTCTTACCATGATAAGTTGCTTCATTGTTTTGAAATGTTTCTCGTGTCTTTTTAACTATCATGCGATAGGGTTGTTCATATTTATTTTCACCTATTACTACACCAGCATCTGATGCAGTAATCTTACCATCGCGTTGAACATACCATTCAGGTGATCGTTGTGCTGGATATTTAATTGAACATAGTTTTTCAAATTGTTTCCGACGACGAATAACATCTGGTGTATTAACATCATCGTCTTTTTGAACATCATGAATCCAATCAGTACCAAATGGTCCAAAAATAGGATTAACGCCATTGTGTCGAATTGGTAATATTTTAGAATTAATAAATAAGCTAGTGAGACTAGTGTAATCATTGTTGGTTTTATTATTTGTATCTAGTACTAGTTTTTCATTAAAAATATAGGAATATTTAGCAATAACATCTTGTAAGTCTTTTTTATCGATATTTAATTTTGATGATATTTGTGATATAATATCAACATTAATTTTTGATGATATTTGTGATATAATATCAACATTAATTTTTGATGATATTTGTGATATAATATCATCTATGTCTGTTTTATTTTTACATGGATAAAATCCATTATGTTTTTGTAAAATATCTTTAATATTATTCATATTAGTTATTAATATATATAGTATGCTTATATCCCTAAATGACATTTTTTAAAAATATATATGCTTTATTTATTATAGTTATTAATAACTAATCTAATAATAATTAAAACTTGCAATTTTTTATTTAAGAATTACAAAATATTTATTACTTATATTAATGTCTGATTTTTCTAATCTATCTCCTGGAACTAAATTTACTATCTTTGATAGCGATGTTCTTTACACTTTAGTTGGCTATACAAAAGAAAATAACATTGTTTATTTTGATGGCAGCAAACTTGATTGCATTGATAAAAATATGATTGTATCGCCAAATAGTGTTATTAACACTGTTGTAAGTACTGACACACATATTAATCTTACTAAAACATTTAGATATTAAATTAAGCCTTAATAATTTTTTTAATCTCTTTAGAGATTAAAAAAATTGATTAAAACTTAATATAATCATAGTATTAATTATATTAAACAATAAGCAAATATAATATATTAATTATGGATAACACTCCAGCATATATCACTGATCTTGGTATTGCAGTTGCAGGATCGGTAGATTCTGGTAAATCTACTTTTGTAGGCGTAATGACAACTGGTAAACTAGATGACGGTGACGGTAGTGCTCGTATGAGTATCGCGAAACATCCTCATGAAATAGAAACTAAAAAAACTTCGAGTATTGCATCAAAAACACTTGTAACTAATAATAATAGAGCAGTAACGCTTTTTGATTTATGCGGTCATGAGAAATATTTTAAAACAACAGCTTATGGTGTATCAGCGCATTTTCCAGACTATGCATTCCTAATTGTCGGAGCTAATAAAGGTATTTTACCAATGACTAAACAGCATTTTACTATTCTATTAAGTATGAATATACCTATTATTATTATCGTTACTAGATATGATATTACACCTCAAGATATTTATGCTGAAACTATGAAAAATATTAATTCTTATTGTAAAAATATTGGTAAAGTATCAGCAGAATTTATTAATTCACCTTACAACGATAAACATAATCTAGATAGTTATAAGACAGATAAACTAAACTATTTTAAAAATATCTATTCTAACGATAAATATC